TAATTCCTGGCGTAATTCGATATATTCCGTAAGATCCTGGCCCACGACATCGAGAAAAACCTGGCCGTCTTTTGGATCATATTTTGCGGTATAACCGACACTTGTATAAATCCAGTCGGGGCTTACTGTAAGCGCGGGAATATTTAAAAGCGTGTAACCCTTATTTTTAACTTTATAAACGTCGGGGTTTATTACTTTGGGCGTAAGATCATAAAAAGCGCGGACCGTTTTCCTGGGCGTTACCACCTCGACCGCGGGCTCGTATAAAAAAGTTCGTTGTTTTATTGCTTTCGCGAGCGACTGGTCCCCGATATAGATCCCAGCGGTATCGTATACCTGGTAATCTAATTGTAAAACGTTTCTTTTATTATGGCCATAAATACGCCAGGCGCCGCCCTCTTGAAAAATACATGAAAGGGACGCCTCCAAAATCGTCGTAATTATTTTATACGCATCGTCCCGCTCGTCCCCATCAAAAATACCGGCATTAATATACAGCTGGTCCAGGCGGGTATTTTTTATATTGGCGATCGCCGGGGATACGATCAACTCCAGTTCCAGGCCCGTAAGTTTTAACGCCTCGGCCAAAATGGCCGCCAGCGTATGCTCGCCGCTATAAAAAGCCTCCGGGAGCTCCTGGTCTTTTAAAGCGCCCAGGCCATCGGTCGCCACAAATTCCACAAAAAAGGCGCCATTTACAAAAGGCTCGCGATATTGGTCCGGTAAAATATGGCCCGCCCATACGATCGCATTATTACCCTCATCCTGGATCGTTACATTATATCGACGTTCGTCGTTTGTGTAAAGGTGCGAGAAATAACCATCTTGAAAATTCGTTACCTCCATTTTAAAAAAGAGATCCGAGCCTATAATCGTTTTTATTTTGTCGCCGCCGTTCCAGCGGAGCCGTAAGCTGTCCCGCTCGGCAAACTCCAGGACCGTACTCGCCTCCAGGTTATTATTATCGTATATATTTATAGAATAATCCGCCATTAACTTACCCGGTTATTATAATTATCGACATTATTTAAAAGCACTTTTAACATTCGGCCGTCCGCCGTAAGCGTTCCGTTTATCGCCTGGCTGTCGCGACGCTGTAAAGCGCCGGCGACTTTTTTCTGTTGGGCGACGTTAAGGATCAGCTCGCCACTATTTACCCCCGCCGTTAATCGGTCGCCCGAGAACGAACTCCCTGGGATAATACCACCCTGGGCAAAATTCCCGGCAAAACTACCGGAGGCCGATTTTAATAAGGCGCCCAACAATACCAGGGCCGCCCCCGCGGCAATCGCGGCGAACGGCGTTTTAAAAGCAAATTTTAAGGCTTGCATTGTAACCCCGATTTGTATCGCCGACTTCCCGAGCTGGGTCGCTAGATCTCCCATTGTATTTAATAAAAGGCCAGCGATATCCCCCAGGCCAGCGGTACCGGTCGCGATCCCCGCGATAATTTGGGTAAATCCTACGACGAACGTACTCACGGTATCGGCCAGGATCGCCCCGGTATTCTCGTTAAAATCGATTAGGCGGCCCTCAAATTCGGCCATTTTTTGCCCCGCGCCATCAAAAACTTTGTCGAAATCCGCGGGGGCGGTCGGGAGCTCCGTACCTAGATCCCGGAGGCCAGCCGGGGCGTATAAACTTTGTACTTTTTTTTGTGTCGGCGTCAGATCCGGCCCGCTTGCCCCTTTATCCAGCCCCTTTTTAACTGCGTCCGCGACTTTATCCTCCAGCGCGGCGGTGTTTATATTTTCAGCTTTTAACTCGTATTTTTTACGGCCCAGGACGTTATTAATCCCGTCGCCTATATTGTCGGAAATCGTTGTTTTTAAACCTCCAAAATCCTTTTGCACTTTTTTAATAAACCCCTTAAACCCGTCGGCGGACTCGTTAAAGTTTTTCGCCAGGAGCGACGGGATCGCTTTAAAATTTCCAGTTAAAACCGCTTTTACGATATCGCCGATATTACTAAAGGTATTTTTTATGTTTTCCGCGACCGAGGCGATCAACGTCCCCAGGACTCCGAAAACAAATTTACCGACCTCCCAAAGGTTTTTAAACGTGGTGGTTATAGCTTCAACCACCACCCGAAAAACCAGGCTTTCGTTATATAGATCGACGAAATAATTAGCGATATCGACTAGGGTCGCCTTTATAGGATCCCAATATTTATAAATTACAGCTCCGACCGCCACCAGGGCGGCAATAACCAGGCCGACCGGACCCGTCAAAAAGGCAAAGCCCGCACCGATAGCCGGTAAAATTGTACCCGCCAGGGCCAACAACGGACCAACGGCGGCCGCGACTCCGCCCAGTATTACGATAAATTTCTTAGTCGCCGGCGATACGCTGGAAAAATTGGCGGCCATTTCTTTTAATTTCGCCACAAAAGGGAGTAAATACTCCCCCAGGATCGCCCCAAAATCTTCCGATAAATCCCCCAGGGCGTTCGATAATTGTTTTAACGGACCGAGGCCAGCCTTTGCGGCCGCTTCCGCGGAGCCGCCATATTGTGCCTCGAGCTCCCCCAGGATAATATCCTGGGCGGCGGCCAGCTGGTTCGTTTTTACCAGGCTATTAATTACAGCCTTTTGCTCCTGGGAGAACTGGATCCCCGAGCGAGATAAAGCCGATAAATTCGCGACCGGATCGTTTAACGCCTTGCCCAACTGGATCGCCGAGCTTTTAAGATCGCCATCGAGGCGGGTCGCTAGATCCAGCGCCGCCTTTTGGGTCCGCTCAAATTGCGTGCCGGCGATATTGGTAAACGTTAATAACTGGGCGGTCGCATTTTTAAGGATATCCTCGTCGCCGAAAAGGCTTACATTTTGGAGGCCGCTCGCGATCCCCTGGAGCTCTTTACTAGTAAAACCGGCGGCGTTACCCGTACTTATTAAACCCCTTTCGACCTGGGCCAGGGCTTTCGCCTGGAGGTCCCAGCTTTTAAGAGCGGCGGCGCCAAAAGCCAACAAAGGGGCGGTAACTCCCAGGGTTAAACCCGCGCCGACCTTTTGGAGGTTTTTCCCGTACTTCCCGAGGGACCGCTGGGCGTTTTGCATTTGACTGCTAAACTGTTTTAAATCAGCTTTAAATAAAATTTTAATATCCGCTATACTTGCCATTTATTCGCTGTTTTTATCCTGGCGCCGCCGGTCCAGGTTCTCCCATATTTTATTTTTTCGCTCGATCCGCTCCTGGAGCTTTACGTCCTTTTTCGGAGCGGCGGCGCCATCCCAGGGAAACGGGAGTACGTCCTTTAATTGGAGGGCTTTATTTTTACCCGTATGCGGTAAAAGCGCCGCCCACATTGTATACCTGGTTCGCTCCCATTGGTCCCGATCCTTTTGCTGGTGGCCCTCCAGTTTATTATAAAACGCCCGCGGGGTTATTTCGTAAAGCTCCCGCTCGGTCATTTGTAAAACTCCCAGGGCGGTAACCTCCAGGGCGTCCCAGTCCATTCCCTGGGGATCCAGGAGCTCGGGCTCGGCGCCGTCTACTTTCCCGGCTTTTTAGGGCTGGGCGCGGCTTTTGGTTGCGGCATTGACTCCGCTAGTAACTGGAGTACCGGAACCAACTGGGCCGGATCCTCCAGGAGGGAGGTCGCCACCGCGTCGGGATCCAGGGAACCCGTAAGCTCTTTATCCTGGTTATAAATTCCCGCCAGGACGATATCGACCAGGGAACCGATCGCCTCGATATCGATATCGCTGTCGCTTCCCTGGAGGCTTTTAACCACCTCGTTAATTTTACCGCCTACCTGGGCCATCGTTTTAAGCCCCCAGCTCGCCGTTAATAATCGGATCGCCCCAAAACCGTACTTTAATTGGTACGGTTTTTTACCTACTTTAAAAACTGTTTTTTTCATTCCCGCCGGAGCTTTTAAACTTTGTTAATCTCGCCCGATCCCGTTAAGGTCATCGAGATAGTACCATCTTCATCGACATTAAAAGAGCCGGATAATTCCGTTATAATTGCGTTTCCCTCGTAAACTTCCGCCGCGGCGTCGCCCGAGTCCGGCGCAAATTGTACCGCGATTAACGTATTCGTGTCGTCTTTCCATAGATCAAAGAGCGCCGCGAAATCATGCGTACCGATCCCGTCGCTCGCGTGTATCGCCAGGCCATTATAGCCAGCGGTCCAGGTGCGCGTCCCTTTTGTACTCGCTCCGGCCGCCGTGTCTTTTGTGGCCGCTCTTTGTTTCGTTTCTCGCGATAGTGTAAGCGAGCAATCCGTCGCGTCAAAAATCGTTTTACTGTTTAGGTTTAGGCGTAAATTGCCCGATAATACTGCCTCGTTTGCCATTTTTTAATTTCTTAGTTTAAAGTTAAAGTCTATTCTCAAAAAAGCCGTTTGCGCCTCGCCATCCGTGTAACCGGTGGCGGCGCCCCGGAATAATATATTTTTTACTCTTGCCGCCTCTTTAACCAGGGGATATATATCCCCCGCTTTGGTTAAGGACTCCGCCCATATCGATATTTTTACCTCGTATTCTGCGAGCCCGCTCTTTGTTGCGGCTCGGTTCTCCGCCAGGGAAAACGTAATAAAAGGCTCGATAACCCCCTCGTCCGCGAGCTCCCAATAATGGGCGCCATTAATTACAGCCTGGAGCTCCGCGCTATCCTGGAGCATATTATTAATAAAGGTCGCGGCGTTATTCATAAAGTATTTATTTTCTTTTGTATGTATTTTGCGACTTTAAGCTCCGCCGCTCGGGCCGCTATCCCTCCAGCTTTGGCCAGGGTTCGATCCCTTGCCGCTGGCGTTACTGTATTTAATCCCTTGCGGCTTCCACGTTCCAGACGGGTCCCTTTTGGGACGACCATAAACTTATAAAAAGCGACGTTTTTACCGCGCTTACCTGGGACGATCTCGATCGCCGGGTTACCTCCGGAGCGCCGCGCCGATACCGATTTTATCGCGACCGATTTGGCCAGGGTCCCCCCTTTTTTCGGGAGGTTGCCAGCATACGCCGCCTGTATTGGTTTAGCTAGGCGCCGCTGGATCGCCAGGATCTCCTTACGCTTTACCCTATCCGGGAGGCGTTTTATTTTTTCGTTCAGCTCTTTAAAGCCCTCGATCTCAAACGGTTTTAAACTAGCCACGGCGTACGGTTTTTAATTCTAACCAGCGACGGCGCGCATCAACCAGCGTTATCCCTTTTACCTCAAAATCCCCATCGATATCCCGGAGAAATAACCCCGTTTTATTCGAGGCCATTACCTGGGGATCCCAGCGTATTACAAAGCTCGTACTCGTTACCGCTACCAGCTGGCCGTCCTCGGCCTCGCTCGTCGCGCCGTCGATCCGTTTCGCCCAGCGATCAAAAAGTAAGGTTTCCGCCTGGGAGCTTTCTCCCGTCGGTCCTTTTGTGGTGGCCCTGGAATAAATCCCGATCCGGACGTTAAGCTCGCCGCTGTTTACCTGGTATATCATTTATCGGAGTCTATACGGCCGCAATCTCGCGCGGCTCGATCGGTTCATTTTTAACGGCATATCTTCCCGATATAACTCATTCGCGGAAAATATTAAAAGGATACCCTCCTTTATAGGGGCCGGGGTTTCTTTTAACCCAGCGATCCCGGTTATCGTAATCGGATAACGGGCATCGTAAAGCTCCGGGAGATCGTCCAGGGTAAAAATTACCTCCTGGACCATATCGTTTACGGTGTTATTTATTTTATAATTTCCTGGATCCAGGACGACCGTATCCCCGGCCGTATCTTTATATGATATCCCCGAAATGGTTAAGGGCCCGATCGGGAGCTCGTTTATTTCGCTCCAGGCATCAAAGCCCAGGACGATATTACGCTGGATAATTAAGCGCCCCAGGTAATTCTCCGCCTCTATATGGGCCGCGTCGAGCTTTAATTTAAGCAAGGGATCCGCCTCGGCGGTTTCGATATTACTATTTGCTTTCGCCAGGTCAAAACTAACCGGCTGGGCCGCGGGTAAAAAAGTCCCTTTGTCTATATAATACCCCATAATTTTATTTTGATTTTTCAGCGTAACCCCGGGCGATCATTTCGTCGGCCTGGGACGCGGGTAAACTTACTTTTTGCCCGATATTAAAAGGGAGTAAAAACTCGCCGGCCACCGGTTTTAAAATTGTAACATTGATATTTTTAGGAGCCGCTTTTTTACGTGGCTTTGGTATTTTCTCCGCCATTGGTTTAATTTTTAAAGGATAAGAAAAAAGCCCGCCCTCGCGGCGGGCCCTTATCATATTAACCAATTAATAAACACACTATTTTTTAACCGTTTATAAATTTATTAACCGCGAACGCTGTCGGCTGGGCGATAGCTACGTCGGCGTGGGCATTAACCACGACCTCGATACTATTCTCTTTTAATCTGCTGTAAGGATCCACGACCAAAGAGATCGCTCCCCATTCTCCGATAAATAACTGGGAGAAATCCCCGTATATTAGGGCCTTTTGGCCAGTTAATTCCGGTACCAAGCTCGTCGAAAACGCATTTATTCCGTCGACCATATTCCCCTCCATTAAAAAGCGACCGCTTCCGGCGTCTTTTGTTATCGTTTTTAAAGCGGCTTTTAGTCCCGGATCCATTAAATAGGCCAAACTAGACCCGGAGGCATTGGCGGCCTCGATCAATCCCTGGAGCTCGACCATCATCGACCAAGTAGCATCGCCGGCGGACGTTAAAATCGCGGATACTAACGTCCCCGCGTTGTTAAGGATCCCCTCGGGAGTGTTACCGGTTCCGGCGCCATTAATAGCGGCCGACTGTAAAGCGTTATCGTATCCTTTGCCGATTTTAGCCATAATCATAGCATCGCCGACGCTAGACTGCATTAACCAACGATTAGAGATAGGCACCGCGGCGCCTAAACGGTTCGGGCTTAATGTTGGGCCAGCAATCGCTTTCTTTTGGCTAGTAATGGCCGCGGTTTCAGATAACCAAGTATAATCGTAATCGTTAAAAACTGGGAGCGGGATATCGCCACCGGTTAAACCAGCTAAACGGGTCGCCCCTAATTCCTGTAAAAATAATTTCGGAGTAAATCCGCTTTGTGCGATCGGCGCCTGGGATACAACTGTCGCACCTCCATAACCAGCCGTATCCTCGGTTACCGTTTGGGCGTCAGCCCTAGCGATAAAACTCGGAATATGTACGCTTGCATTCTCGTCGGTTTTTACTCCGGCGCGCTCATTTTCTGCCAGGGCGATCGCCGAGATCTCGGCCTCGATACCGTCCAGGCTTTTGCCGCCTTTTGCCAACGAAAGGGCGCGGGTTATAGAAAAACGTTTAGCTATTTTTGCCGCCTCGTTTTTTTCGCCGTCGTTAAGCGTTGGATCCGCTACTGGAGCCGCTTGTCGAGAAACTGCGATCTTGCGATTAGCTTCCATTTTTTCAGCGCGAACTATCTCCGAGCTCAAAGCGTCGATTTTTACCTGGTGGCCGTCAAAGGTTTTTGTTTCCTCGTCAGTAAACGCCCGCGTTTCTTTTTCTACGTTTGCAAAAAGGACCTCCTGGGCATTTATTTCGGCTTGCCGCTCTTGCTGTAATTCAATTAATTTTTTCATTTTAAAACTTGTTTTTATTAATAGTAATTTGAGCACCGAAACGGCTCGCTCTTTTTAATTCTTTTTTTACTGGATCCGGCGTAATTTCCGCGCGGATCTCATTAATCGCCTCCGCGTTTCTTAAAAGCGCGTCGGGATTTGACGGGATATTTACAACGGACCACTCTAGGAGCTCCTGGCCGGAAAAATATAATACCTCCGGATCTTGTCCTTTATCGGGGTCGCCCCATTCGCCACCGCTTACCGTTACGCCTACCGAGGCCCCGCGCAATGTGCCGCGCGATACCTTTCGGAGTATTTTCTCCGCGAGCGGGTTCTCGTCCGCTGGCTCAAAAGTTACTTTTGCCAGGATATTACCGCCATCCCTGGAGATCTCGCTGGTCCCGATTATAAAATCCGGATCTCCGCCGCTGGTATTGTGGTTATAACTTACGACGGGGTTATTTGTATACCTGGTAAAATCCCAGCGATCCGCCAGAAATACCGTATTATAACTATCGACCGACTCGGACGAGATAATAAACTCGGCGGTCCGGCTTTCAATATCTACCGATCCAGGGGTTACCTGGGCGGCGCGTGTTATTTTTTTATTCATTTTTTAAAGTGTTATCGATTTGCGCGGGGTTCATTAAATTGGACATTTGTAAAAATTCATCGCCGCCCTCGAAAGGGTTAAAATCCTCCAGGGCGCGGACTTCATTCCGGGACATTGCCCCCATAAAAACCATATCCTTATAATACTGGGCGCGGGCTTTTGGATCCGCCTCCAGGAGCTTTTTATAATTTAATTGTACGTAATACCCGGCTTTCCGTTCCTGGGGCGTTAAAACTTTCCGCTCCAGTTCTTCCTTAATTTTTTGACCGATCGGCATAACCGCCGTTTGCAAATATTCTATGGACATTTGTACAAGAAAATTATACCCGCCCTCGCCTTTTGTATGTAATTTATGGAGCGGGATCGATAACCAGCGGGCCACGTCCTCGACTCCCTGGGCCTGGGCCTCGATAAATTTACTTTCGGAGGGTGTTAATGTAATGGACTTGTATTTTAGGCCC